AACTAGACGAGAGATAAAGTTATCATCATCGATACCAAGACCATCGGCAATCTTAGAAAGAATCTTTGCCTCACTGGAGGGAGCAGGATAAGATTGCTCAAAGGTTACTGGAAATCTTTCTAGGAACGCTTCGTTGAGCACGTTAGTTCCAATGAATCGTCCGTCATCTGAACCTTTACCCTTAGTGTTTGCGGTTGCGATAACGTTGAAACCTGCACTGGGACGGATAAACTGTCCAATTTTTTTGAGGAAGACTCCATTTCCTTCAAGGATAGATTGGAGACAGAGAATTTTATTAGAGGCAAGGTCGATCTCATCAAGGAGCAGGATAGCTCCTCGTTGGAGTGCTTCAATGACTGGGCCATTGTGCCAGACGGTTTCACCATTAACAAGACGGAAACCACCAATAAGATCATCTTCATCAGTTTCAATAGTAATGTTTACACGAATTAGTTCTCTACCAAGTTGAGCACATGCTTGTTCAACAGAGAAAGTTTTGCCGTTACCGGACAATCCCGTGATGAACGTCGGATAAAATAAACGGGACTGAATAATTTTTTTAAGATCACCGAAGTTACCAAAGCGGACGAAGGTATCATCTTTTTGAGGAATAAGATTTTGTTCAATTGCAGGCAATGCAGAAGGTGCCTGATAAGTTTTTTCGATTTGCTCTACCTTTTCTTGCGTAACTTCAAGATTCCATTTGCCACGACCAATTTTATATTGATCAAGTTTTTTAGTAATAGTTTGATAATTACCACTATTCATCGCACACCAGGCACGAATATCACCACTTGTAATTGAGTTGCCGTAGAGTCCTTGAAGGGAGGTCCGGACGTAATCAGAAGACAGGGGCATGATGTAGGTCGTTTGTTTCAACTGAAGTTATTATAGTATGAATTGAGGGCAAATTCAATATTGAGTGGACAGTTTAAGAATTGTCCAGTATCTCTTCAATTTCACTAATCAATCTTTTTTTACTATGTCTCCTATCAAGTTCTACTCCCAGTTCTCTTCCATATGCCTCAAGTTCATTTTTATTCATCTCTTCTAAAGGACTATCCTCAGTAAGAACTTTCTCTTCTGGAGTAACAATAACTTCTTCTACAACAGGTTCTGGTGCAGGAGAAGGTGCTGGTTTTTTTCCACCTAATAAATCTCCAAATCTAGACATTTTTTTACCTATTACTATAAAAATATTTATCATGCAATAAGTTCTACAAATTCACCAAGAATTTTCTTATTCATTTTTTTAGACTTTAAACTTTTTGCAAATGCATTTTTAATTTGAGATTTGGTAGCAGAATCATCGACAGAAAATTCTGAGTTATTGGAAATTGCCGTGGCAGAAATACCAAAGTATTTGTGGTAACCAGCATTCGTCAAAGAAATTGATTTTTCTTTTTTCCAAATTTTAGTAAGTTCAGTTCTCTCGGAATAATTTTTAGAATATCCAATAAAAGAACTAATTTCTCTAGGAGGAAGAATACGAATACCAATAAAGTTCACATCAGTCAATCGGTCACGAAGATTGTTGAGTAAAACGGTTGTGAAGTTTGCATAGTGATTGTATGTATCACTTAGTTTATAAGTATTTCCTATTTTGCGATCACGAAGGAAAGAATTTTCAGACGGCCACATTTCACAAATTCTAGGTTCTTCTTCCCAAGGACGTTGAACTTCCTTGTAACATTTTAAAGGTGCTCCCTCACCATCAGTCAAAATTACACACTGAACTTTTTGAAGTTTGTTTTCTTTTTTAAATTTAGGTAAAATCTCATGTAAACACATAAGACTTTCATTCAGAGGAGTTCCTGAAAGACCCATACCAAGAGGAATATGATAGTTAGAATAAATTCTAAAACTATACACAATACGAAAAATATTTTTCATTTGTTTTTCAAGTTCTCTAGAATTTGTCTTACTAGTAAGAATATTCATCAAAGAAAACATTCCACCTATAGAAAATACACCAAGACGATATTCTGAACAAGACTTTGGATCATCAATGTATTTTTGATTTGGATAATCATTTGTAAAGGCATAGACATCAAAAGGGATATTAGTTTTTTTACAGAACCAAACAAGATTAAAAAGTTGTTTGACTGTATCAAGCATGACATCAGCCATAGACCCAGACCAATCCAAAATAAAGACAAGTCCATGATTTTTGCCATCAGGAATTATTGATACTTTTTTGAATAAGTCTTCATTGTATCGATAAGTGTGTAGTTTGCCCGTATCAAGAATTCCAGTCCTACTAGTAGTAGCACGAGCATAAGAGTCTGCAGACTTACGACACTCGAACTCTTTGACGAGGTAGTTGACTTCTTTTTGTGTTGATCTTTTGAATTCATTGTACTTTACATCTACCCATTCAAAATTTTCAATGTCTGTTTCTGACCATTCTCTATCACATTTATCATGAATTTCTTTGTTTGAAATAATAATGTTTTCAATATTTACTTTAGGAATTTCATAATATGCAGTCTCTGTTCCCATCTCATCAATCAAATCTTTTAAAGATTCTTCAAGATTATCCATGGTTTTGACTTCAGGTTCTTCATCACCACCCGTAGTATTAATAGAATTACTTACTTCAGATTCTTCAGAACTACCTTCCTTTGTTTGATTTTCGGGATCAGAGTAACCGGGTTGCTGCTCAGATTGTTCCGTAGATGTATTTTCACTTTCACCCTCTTCACCATTTTGATTCTGGGGAGTGTTTGTTTCTGGTTGTTCAGGTTGTTCTTTTTTACAGAATTTATAAAGTGCTTCTGCGGCAAGTAGAACATCTTCAAAATCTTCACAACCATCAATCATGCGAACAATGGGCATCTCATCATATTCCCTAAAAGAAATATCACAGAAACTACCAATCTTAAAATAAAGATTTACTCGATCTGCAAGATTCATTTTAGAAACATCTTCAGACTCAATACAGAAAAAATCTTCATCAGAAAGTTCTTTATATCCACGATAAAAAGTCTTGCTGATACCGGCATAACGACGTTTCATCAATTTCTCAATACGAACATCTTCGACAATGTTTACAAATTGAGGTGGAATCTTACGATCTTTAATCCAGTTCTCATCGGGAGTATAGAGAGCATGACCAACTTCATGACCCACAAGCATATCATAAACTTCATTACTTGCTTTCTCCCACATAGGAAGGGTCAGAACCCGTGTGTGGACATTAAAGCAAGCTGTCTCTACTTTCTTGTGCTCCACCATCAAGTCTTCGGTAGCAAGCAGTTTGGCAAGTTGAGACTTAATTTCGTGAGAGACTGCCATCAGTTCGTTTCAGATGAATCTAGTATAATACAAAATTTCCCATCTCAAAGAGGTTATATGACAGTTCTTCAATTGTCCCCAAGCAAACCCCTATCTTTCATATAATGTAACGTGTCCTTCAATCCACCAATATGCTTATACCCAATAGAAACTTGTGGATACTCTGCTTCATCACCAAATTCGGAAGTAAAAGATTTCTGAGTAAAATGCTGATCTAATTTATATTCTTGTATTTGTACTTCAAGTGTTTCTAGGAGTGTTTTGGCACGGTCACACTCTTGACTTCCGTTTGTATATAAAACTACCGGACCCATTATTCTTCCTCCTGATATGTAATTGTTATTTTCTTTTTTACTACACCGTTATTATCAAATAAAGTAGAATATTGTATTTCTCCATTTAACAATGATCCAACATTTTCAGTTAAGGTGCGAGCAATAACTTTGTTAGTTGCTTTTTTCCATTCGTCAGTCACGTTGCCTCCAATCATCACTACGTTCTTGTTTGAACCAATCTACAATTTCTTCTGCAGAATCAAATCCCGTTCTGTAATTGGATGGGTCGGGATCACCTAATCCCATCCTATTCATAAAATCATCCATACTGCCCTCTTGGATATCCTGAGCAGATTGTCTTCTTGCCTTTTTCAACATCTCATTTGCTGTTGTATTTGCCTTAGCAAGTTTCTGCGCCCAAACCATATCTTCAAGTTTTACATCTTCTCCGTTAGCAATACATTTACAAATAAACTCTAAACGAAGACGATATTGTGTTGAAAGCATATGTATCACACTACTTGTGGTATTTAGATCATTCTACTGAATCCTCTTACTTTGTCAAATTTAATGACATTAGCAAATTTATCTTCCAATCCAGATTTATGAGAGATTACAAATATGTTTGCATCTTTGATAATAAAACGAATAATTTTAAGAAACTCTTCCGTTCCAAATCCATCAAGTGAAGAGTCAAATACTTCATCCATAATTAAAAGATTAGTATTCACAGAGTTTTTAACTCGTGCAACTTCTCTCCATGTGAATAAAAGTGCAAGATCAATTCTCATTTTCTCACCTTCACTAAAAGAAGAATAAGAAAATTTTTCATGTATGGGGGATTCTACAGTCTCATTGAATTCACCATCAAGTTTAAAGTTGATGTAAAAATCCATCAGTTGAAGATATCTGTTTATCTGTTGATTGATAAATGGAAGATACTTTTTAATGATTTTTGTTTTTACACCATCATCTCTCAAAAGAGAATAAGCAAAATCATAATGAATTAACTCTTCTCTTTTTGATGATAGATTTTCAAATACTTTCTGAAGACTTTCTCTAAACTCTTCTAATTTCCCATTTTCAGTATTTCTGTTTTGTAGGTTACCGGTAATAGTTTGAATTTCCGATTCAAGATCTCTGATCTGTCTCTGATTAAAACTGATCTTAGTATTGTTTTGAGAAATGCCATGCGTTAGTTTTGTAATCTCCTTGGAAAGTAAGTTAAATTGACGCTCTCTTTCTTGTTCAGACTTAATTGTCTGTTCAAGTTCTTCATAACCCTTTTTGAGTTCTTTTGCTTTTTTCTGAGCATCATCAATTCTATTTACACGAAACTCTTCTTCAATATCCTGTTGGCAGGTAGGACAAACCGTATTCTCTGTAAAGAACTTATGTTCTTTGGTAATCGTCCCTACTTTTTGTGATAGTTTTCCTTTCAAGTTATTTAATTTCACCAACTTATCTCCAGCACCAGTAACTTCTTCCTGTTCTTTTGTAACCTTGAGAATGTTCTGTTCGATAATAGAATTTTCATCCATATAAGAAACGACCTCGGCATCTAACTTATCAATTTTATTATTGTTAGATTCAATATTTGCATTTCCACGATTTTCAAGTTCTTCAATAAACTTCTGCTGCATATCAATCTTATCTTTAAGATTAGATTTTTTTAAGTCTAATGATTTTATTTGTTCTTTTCTTTCCCGCATATTATCTTTTAAAAGATTACTCATAGCAGAAAAAATACGAATATCTAAAAGATCTTCAATAACTTCTCTACGATTAGAAGTAGTTAATTGCATAAAAGGAACAAAAGTGCTGCTACCCAAAATAACAATTTGAGTAAAAGATTTGTAATTTAATTTTAAGACATTTTCTTCAAGAATTTTTTGATTGACACGATCATCGGCTTCTTTGTGTAGTGTATTTCCATTTACTTCAATATCAAATATATTAGGTTTAATTCCTCTACGAACAAGATATTCCCTACCATTAACATTAAATTCAACTTCTACAAGACAATCTTTTTCATTGATTGTATTTGCAAGTTGTGGTTTATTAATTTTACGAAAAGGTTTATTAAACAGACCAAATGTCAGTGCATCCAAAAGAGTAGATTTTCCGGCACCATTTGTTCCAATAATTAAATTGGTATTATGATCACTCAAAGAAATTTCAGTAAATTGATTACCTGTAGAAAGAAAATTTTTCCAACGAATTTTTTTAAACTCAATCATTTTTAGACTTTGGGGGAATCACAATATCATTTGGTGTAATAACCGCATACTTATATTCATGCAGTTTACAAGTTTTTATAGCAAGATCATCGTCAACTTCAACAATTGCCATTTCTTCATCTTCCTGATCTTCTAGCATCATAGCATATCTTTCGGCATCATCTTCCTCTTCAAATAAAAATAAAACCTTATGCCCATATCGATCCTGAACGGCATAGGCACCATCTTCTTGATTTTTAAGTGTAAGAACAAACATATTCTACTCTACTTCACAAGCTTGTTGATATAAATTTTGAAATATACCTTTGATTATATTTTTATCTAATTCAAATTCAGATTCATCAATATATCTATTTAAAATAGACATTGTGCTTTCTTCTTCGGTAACTTCAAAATCTTCACTCTCTTGAATATCAAAATTTTCTACAATTTTAAGATCTTGAACTCCTACAGAATAAAGTTTATCAAGAAATTTTTCAAATAGTTTTGGTTTTGTTTTTTTCCTGACAATAACTTTTACAATTTTATTTTCATATTCTGAAAAGTCAAATGTCTGATGTGGAGTATCCTCATAATAGATATTGTAAAAAAGACGATATGGATTGTTTATATGAAAATGTTCTAGAGTTTCTGTATCAAAAATTGTAAATCCTCTAGAATCATTTACATCATTCCAGAACATCTCATATGGATTTCCTAAGTAGAAGATTTTTCCGTTGTCTGATCGTGTATGGTAATGACCCGAAAATGTCCTGTCGAACTTCTCAAATAGTGTGCTGTCCATACCTTCTTCCATGGTGTGACCGCGATGCGCTCTAAATCCATTGAGTTCAAGGTGCCCCATCGCGCACTTGCTAGTTGATACTTTAATAGTATTGACACTACTTTCAAAATTTTCTGCATTTATCCAAGGAATAAACAATACTTGTAAATTACCTATCTGTGCTTCCGTTATTTCCTGATAGGTTTTAACATTAGGATATGATTGAAGTAAAAGTTGAGGGGAGTTTGTGTCATTAGTATTTTTATAATAACAATCATGATTACCCACAATTGCATGAACATTATATTTTTTTAAAGGTTCAAATACAACTCTCTTTGCCCATTCAAAACTTTGATAATCAATTGACTTACGACTATCAAAAACATCTCCCATATGAATCACAGTATCAATTCCGTGCTCCTCCAGTGCAGGGAAAAATACATTCTTATAGAAGAGTTCAAAATAATCATGCAAATACTTGGAACCCTTTCGTGCCCCGTAATGTGTATCTGTAATAATGGCAACTTTCATCGATTATTATTTCGGTACTGAATGGCGTCCTTGATACTATTATACTCCGAACTGGCACCAGAAAGCAAGCTATCGTCAACCATCATGACCTCATCATATCCGGTCTTTTCAATAATTTTTGTTTTAATTTCCAGTTGTTTTTTCTCTTTTTGAATTCTTCTCAAAAATGCATAGTGAATGACTTGAGTAAAATATGCAAAAGGATTTTTGGATTTTTCTGGATCAAAATTATGAATGTATTGAACACAATTTTCAATTCCATCAGAAATCATATCCTCTCTAAACATATAGTTCACAAAGTTTGGTTTATATGAAAGATGAGTTGCAATTTTTAAAAAAGATTCTCCAAGATAATTTGATATTAATGGTTTACCTTCCCACCTTCTTGCTCTTTCTTTTTTGGGTTGTTCTGCTAAATCTACACCAAAAGTATTTTTATAAGATCTTTCTACTTTAAGTCGATAAACAACCATTGCCTCTAATAGTTCTTTATTATTTACATAATGTTCCGGTTTCTTTTTAGGCATAGCATTTTGTTATGAATCTAAGTGTTTATATTATAGCACAACTTGACAAACTGGCAAACTATGAGTAGAATACCTTTGTTAGGTTTGATGGAATATATTAGCTTTCTTTAGTATCTTTAAGTTTGT